AATAAGAAAATTATCCCCTTCAGAAGCAAACGGCAGCCATGGAAAACAACTTCCGGGATCGATCGGGGAGCACTTTCCGGAACATATTGGGAAGAAAATAAACCCGCAGTTTGTGGAATGGATGATGGGACTGCCGCAAGATTGGACGAAGATAGATTGAGGTTCTTGGGTAACGCAGTCGTACCTCAACAGATCTATCCGATATTTGAAGCGATAGCAAAGATTGAAGGTTTATTATAAAAATTTCATTTTGTAGAAAAGGGGAATGAATAACTGATGGATTACGAATTATTTGAAGAATTGAAGCCATACGTTGAAAACGCAGTTGAAGATAAAAAGAATCCGAAAGAAGTAATTAAAATTTTAGCTAACTTAATTGAACATGTTGCTGAGTTCTATATTGATGATACGAAATAAAAGAGCAGGTAGCAAAAGCTAACTGCTCATCTCCAAGGGGGAACAAGGAGAAAGTAACTTAATGGGTTGTCTGCAGTATTGACGGAATATTGAGTTTTATTCAGGGGCAAAATCAGTATATGCACAAACTGAAGACAAAATTAGATATAAAATAGCAGAGTTGCAGCGTAGCAAGATAAAACTGAAATGATAGAAAACAGGGTTTTAAGTTTTCGGCGTTCTTGTTCATTCTCTGAAACAAACGAAATGTATTTTCGTATTCCAAATGTTAGTATCCAAACGCCAAATGTTAATCCAACTATCCCAACAAAAAACTGAGGATTTGGAAATGAAGTATGAACCGTAGCAGATAAAAGTAAAGTTTTAATGGATAAATAACAAAATGTTGTTAAAAGAGAGCAATATATGATAGCGATAATCCATTTATTCATGATAGCGACCTCCTTTTATATAATGAAAAATTTATGTAATCTGAAAATATTATATCATGGAGATTTTTAATTGTATGTAATGAAAAAACTCAACAAAATAATCCTTTTAAAGTAAAACAAACAGAATATAGTCCGGCTAGAAAACTAGAGGACACCAATTCATTAAAGCAGCAATGAAAGCTGTTTTAGGAAAAGGTGTCCTTTTTATTTTGAAAAGGGAGATGGGGAATTATGAAAGCACTTAAGGACCAATTACGCGAGTGGAAAAAGCAATCGAATAAAGCAAAAAAGAAAAGTAAGAAAAAACGGAAAGAGAAGTTAAACACTCGTGAGATTGAAGGTTTAATGGGTATTCATGGACCTCGTTATGAACGTAGACGTGGAGCATTAAGACAAAAGTAATCTAAAAATAAAAAGGAGTGGTCTTACATGACTAAACAATTATCTTTCTTGCCAAAAATCGATAGAGTAGCAACGCAGAAAAAATTAGAAGGTGTTCTTGAAAGCGTACGTTTATATAGACAGTTTGGAATGATGCGTGAAGAAATGAAAGTCACTCCTTCTTATGAAATTAGATATCACGGACCTACAAATGATGCAGGAAAGCCATTAGAAAATGTAGCGATGGCTAATATACAGCAAAGTAAGCGAGAAGAGTGGGTTAAGCAAACGTCATTTCATATTGATCAGTTTCTTAGTCGTTTGGGTAATGGACGTGCAGGAAAGGATCAAAGAAACATCATCATTAAGCGTTATTTAGAAGATGAAGATGTATGTGATTATATGGTATATAACGAAATTGGCATGAGTGAGCGTACTTATCGACGTGTTAAGGCTAGGGTGTTTTATAAACTTGCTTTTGCTCTTAGATTAGAAGTTTATGAAACTGGAGGTAATGAATAATGAATTTTGTTCAGCCGATACGTGATTCAGAGCAAATACAGCAGTTAAAAGAATATTTTAAGGAAAAGAGTTTACGTAATTACATTCTCTTCATTATGGGAATCAATACAGGCCTGAGAATCTCGGATATTTTGAAACTGAAGGTAGGAGATGTTAAAGGCAGTCATATATCTATGCGAGAAAAGAAAACAGGGAAACAGAAACGAATACAAATTACTGCAGCATTGAAAAGAGAGCTTAAATGCTTTGTCGAAAAAAGAGAAGATAATGAGTACTTATTGCAAAGTAGACAAGGTAGGAATCGTCCGATTGGTCGTAGTATGGCATATAAGATATTAAGTGGAGCTGCAGCAGAGTTTGGATTAGATGAAATAGGCACACATACGTTAAGAAAAACGTACGGGTATCACATGTACATGCAAACGAAAAACATAGCATTACTTATGGAGATATTCAATCATTCGTCAGAGAAGGTCACGTTACGTTATATAGGTGTAAACCAAGATGCAATGGATAAAGCAATGACTAAGTTTAAAATCTAATCACTGCTTATTTCTTTTTAAATCTAGGGGTATCGCCACATTCCTATCAACTTAAGAATTCAGGATTACCCCAAAACCAAAAAATAAGCTATTTTGTCACAAGCTAGCACAAAAATTCGTTTTTGGGTTACTAAAAAATTTTAACTTGATAACTATGTGGTGAGGGGCTACCTCCAGCATTTCGGAACCCCTCACGCTAAGCAAAAAATACAATAAGTCGCAATTCAATGTATCTAGAAATTTATAAAAATGCTTTCTAGATTGCTTAACTGGAGGGCTTTTTTTATTCTCATGATTCTCGATATAGAAAATCAATAAATAAGATCTACTTAAAGTTAGCTCCCGTTATCAGTTATTGGATAACTACTTAAAACCAAAAAGGAATTTGCCAATTTTTTTGCAAAACTCAATGGTGGTTCAATAGATTGGATATGAATATACATAATCAATGGTTTCATATATAACCAATGATTATGTAAGGCGCTAACAATAATCCCTTGTTGAACAATTGATTGCATAAATAAAGGAATTTCTTCTTGTAAAATAGCGATTTCTCCAAGGTTCAACGCATTGCCATTTTGATCTAGCGATTCAAAAGATATCCCAACCGGTATCACTGAGGTGCTTGGTCGTCCTTGAACCAGCACTTTAATATTACGACGCAAGGAGACAGAACAAACACCTTGATTTATGTTGCTTTTTCCATTAAGAATTTTAGCGAATTGTTCACAAAGAAAATTAAGGTTGTTCATAAATCTTATACCCCTTTCTTATCAGATAAAAGTTACTATATAAGTATTAATACTCGTCCATTAGCTTTTATATAAGTAATTTAAGTAACTCTATCATTATATTTCCTCTTACATTCATGTCTCTTTTTAGTTCTTGAGAAACTTGACAACAGAACCGAGATTAATTCATCTACAAGAACTATTTAATGTCATTGAACATAATAAATTCTTTTACAATGATACATACTATCCTTATGTAAATCGTTATAATACGAACACGCAATCTTAAGAGGAGGAGCTACTTATGTCTGAACATATAGAGATTATTTTGAGAACACTGTTATCTTTCTCGATTTTATTTATCGGAGCTAAAATATTAGGAAAGCAGATTATCGCTGAAATGAATACCTTTGATTTTATTGGTGCTATCTCTATCGGAAGTATTATTGCAAATTTAGCATTTAATTTAAATGTAAAAACTCATCATGCAGTTATAGCTTTTCTTATTTTAGTATTTGTCATTTTAATGGTTAGCTATATATCCATGAAAAGTCGGATAGGCAGAAAGGTATTTGCTGGAAATCCAACAGTCATTATGGAAAACGGAAAAATTTTAGAAAATAATATGCGGAAAATGCGCTATTCTCTAGATTATTTAAACCAACAATTAAGAGAGAATGGTATTTTTAATATTGAAGAAGTTCTTTATGTCGTAGTTGAAACAAATGGTAAAATATCTGTTTTGAAAAAACCTGAATATCGTACTGTTACAAAACAAGATTTAAATATACCAACAAAAAAAGAGTGTAAACTTCCCATCGAGCTAATTATGGATGGAGAAATTATGACAGAAAACCTAAGGCAAAACAATCACACGGAGTTAGAATTACAATGTGAGCTAAAAAAACGTAAACTTAGCTACAAAGATGTTACGTATGCTGTACTTGCAGCAAATGGAAACATTTATATTGACGCATATAAAGATAATATTACTTCCCCAATGGACCAAGAATAGGCTATTTCTTAAAAATACAGGCGAACATATATTAGCCTATCTCGAAGTAATAAAACCTCTCCATAACAAAAATTCTATGCAGTATTGACTACTGATAACAATAATTATGTAAATAAGCTGTCGACATGGGCAGTTTATTTTATTTTTGTCTTAGCTTGTTTTTCAAAATGTTAGTGGTATCTCTATACGGTTACTCATAATTTTCGCACTGTGTAACTCAAAAGAGAAAGTGAAATGAAATCAATGATATCAAGGGATTAAACGAAGGATTCAGTTACACACAATATAAGATATGGGTAAGTCAGTTGAGCAAAATGTATAAGGTTAATTAATAATTGGGACATCGTTATGAGAATTTAGGTTTATCAAGCAAATTATATTCTTATGACGATATCCCAACATTACTTAGAAAAATGATGTGAGAAATTTTAATCGATATGAAATTTAGTAGAGGATTGTACTTGTGTCTTAAATAGTATAACTAATACTCATAGATTAAGTTATTCCTATTTTTAAACTATGAAATCAGCAAAATGGAATACCATAGAGGGATCTGCAACGGAAAGACCAGGATTTGTAGGGTTAGAAAGGCCAGATCCACCAACAACTTCAATTTCAAGTTTTCCACGTAATGGACGTTCTCCTACTAAATAATCTCCTGTGGATTTAACATGAAGAATTCCGTTTACAAAAGAACTAATATCAAACTCTAATCGAGTACAACTCATTGGAGGGATAATTGTTAGGCCAAGCCCTTCCAGAAAAGGTCTTTCATTCTCAGTAATTATAAAGGGAAGTGGTGTACCATCAACCGAGATTTGTACAGGAGGACAATACTCGATTACCACATCAGCTTCTAGCGATTGTCTTGTTGGATTCTTAAGGATAATTACAAGCCTATTATTTGGTTGTCCAACCGCAGCATTTAATGGAACTAGAAAAGGTCCTGTAGTAATCGTATTCTTTCTAACATGACATTTCGATTTATAACTGGACATAAAATCATCTCCTATTAAAAATACTTTCTGTATATCTTATTAACATTAAACGTAAGTTGTACAGGCTGATATAGCATAAGAAGCATTGGATTATAGTAAAGTCCTTCATTATAACTTAATTGTGCAGTATTCATGTGGAATTTAATATTAGTGGCAGAGTCGTGACCGCTTTTTGGCAGAAAATGTGCCGATCGTTTTGGAATCAACGTGATATATTTGTATTGTGGGAAGTGGCGGAAAACACAACTCATTAAGATTCCTTTATAATCTATATGTTGTCTAAACGGTTTCATAATGATAGCACATAAAATCCGAAATCAGCAGATGGTAATGATTGAATGATACTGTCATTAGGGAGAGCTTTTGCTCTTCTTCCAGTTACTTAATATTGTTGATGTGTATCAGTGGTTCATCATTAGGTGATTGGAATAAGATTAAAACTTCACGTACCGGAATTAAAGTACAAATTAATAATCTATAAAAAAGCACCCGAATGGATGCTTTTTATTTTGGAGGAGGATGAAAAATGAAACTAACTAAACAAGAACAAGCGGTTGCAATTGGTACTTTCATTTCAATGTTAGGACAGGAACTTGTGAATGAACGTATCGATAAACAGAAATTAGAAAGTGTACTTCCTATCTTTAATGATATGCAAGATAATACAACACCAAAGCAAAAGAGAGAAGCGATGATCAGTTTGCTGGGTAAAGCGGTGGATGAATTCTTAGAAAAATAGCCATAAAAAAAGAAAAGCAACTCGCTTTGGGGTGCGAGTCACTTTTCCTGATGGCAATGTTAACTTTATTATAACAACCTGTATTTATTTGGTAAATATATAATCGGAATATTCTTTTGAAAGGAGTGAGATAGATGTGTGAGGTTCGTACTGGGATTAACCATTACCATACTTCTAAATGTTTAGTGTGTGGCCATCAGGATAGAGTTAATTATCTGTCAAAAGAAGAATATCAAGAAGTAACTGTTTGTCCAAAATGTAACGGTGCGTTTGTAGATATGTGGAAGTTAGAGAAGTACAAACAACATATCAATCAACATAAAGAATGTGAACATAGATATCAATTGATGGATAGTAAAACAACACAGATACAAGTTGATAACAGACAAGTATCTATCCATATCTTGGGGAGTTTCTATTGCGAGAAATGTCTTGATATTCAATTCCGTGGAAGGATTGAGGAAGGAGAATGATAGAATGCTATGGTTATTAGCTTATCTTATTGTTGGGCTTCTTTATACAACAATCAGGTTATATCCATCGATATGTGATGTTGCACAAAAGAATATAGATGATGCTGTATGGTTGATAGCAACAATAGTTATATCAATTGCTGTTATCTTCTTTTTAATTCCATTCTGGATTATCCTGTTAGCTCTTGATATAGCTAAGTTGTTTTATAAACAAAGAGGTAAGCTTCATGAATGAATATAAAACCAAACAACAGAAGCGTAAGTTCTATGACAGTGGTGAGTGGAAGAGTATACGTGAACAAGTAAAGAAGAGAGACTCTTATGAGTGCCAGCAATGTAAACGCAATGGTCGAGTACAAACAGATACCAATGAATACAGTGAGAGTGCAAAGCGTAAGAAGATTCAACTCGTTGTCCATCATATAAAAGAACTAGAACATCATCCAGAACTTGCATTAGAAATAGATAACTTAGAAACAGTCTGTGTGGATTGCCATAATAAAGAACACGGTAGAGTGTTTGTTAAAAAGATAAACAAATGGGAAAACGATGAAAAGTGGTAAAAATGGTTCGGTAATAACACCCCCCCTTAAATAATTTCATGAAAAAATGCTCTAAGGGGCACCGGAGGAGGGGGTCGATTTTTCAAATTTATAACCAAATTCGCGCGTTATATCAAATTGGAAAACGATGTAAATCAGAAGGGAGGGATATTGTGGCTAGAGTGAAGCGTGAAACAATGAGAAAAAGGATTGAAAAGGATCTAACAAATCAATTAAAAGAAAAAAAGATTGTAGGTAATCATTATACTGACTTAATTCAAGACTATTTATCGTTGTGGGATTTAAAGTGTATTCTTGTTGATGATATTGAAGAAACAGGAATAAAAGTATCTGGCATGCATGGTCCGAAATCCAATCCTTCTATTAATGATTTACATAAAACAAATGATCGAATGATAAAGATTTTAGATGCACTTGGATTAGAAGCATCGGCAGAAGAAAAGAAAGTTCCTTCAAAACCTGTGCGCTCAGTTAAAGATTTAACATGATTCAAAATAAATATGTCACTGAATATATTGAGATGTATCGCGCAGGGAAAATTAAGCTGAATAAAGAGCGCATAATGCTAATTGAGTACCTGGAGAAATACATTTTAATACGCGATGATTTGTATTTCGATAATGAAATGCATGAGGACTATATAAAATTCACTGAGAAATGGTACTTTAAATTGCAAGCATTTCAAAAGTTCCTAACAGCATTTGTTTTTCTTTTCTACAAAGAAGATGATTCTGTTTTTTACGAGCAATTTTTAATTATGATGGCTCGTGGTGGTGGTAAAAACGGTTTAATTTCATCATTATGCCATTTCTTTATTAGTCCGCTGCACGGAATAGATCGATACAATGTTTCAATTGTGGCGAACAATGAGAAGCAGGCTAAAGTTTCTTTTCGTGAAGTCTATGATGCTATTAAAGGAAAAGAAATACTAGAAGACATGTTTTATAGAACCAAGGTAGAGATACTGAGTAATGATACACAAAGCATTATGCAATATCATACATCTAATGCTGGTTCTAAGGATGGACTTCGTGACGGTTGTGTTATTTACGATGAAATACATCGATATGAAAACTTTGATGTAGTAAATGTATTCTCTAGTGGACTTGGAAAAGTGCCGAATGCTAGAGAATTTTTTATTGGTACAGATGGCTTTGTCCGCGACGGATTCCTGGACAAAACGAAAGAGCGAGCGATGAACATTCTAAAGGGAAAAGATTTAGAAGATCCATTATTCCCTTTCATCTGCAAGATAGATAATCCAGAAGAAATTGATAATCCTGATGTATGGGAAAAAGCTAATCCGATGTTTAGTGAGCCGAGAAGTTCTTATGCTAAACAATTATTTAAAAAGGTATTAACTCAATATAAACAATTAGAAAATAATCCTTCAAACCGTGAAGAATTCATAACAAAACGCATGAATTACCCTGAAACAGATTTAACAAAGTCTGTAGCCTCATGGGAAGAAATCATGCGTACTGGTTTTGAAGAAGACGGAGAAACGCTCAGAGAAGTTCCTGATTTAAAACATAAAGTAGCTGTAGGTGGACTCGACTTCGCCAGCATCAAAGACTTTGCTGCGGTCGGTTTACTATTTAAACATGGTGAAGATTATATATGGAAAGGTCATTCATTTGTACGTAAAGGATTCTTGGACAAAGTGAAATTAAAAGCACCTATATATGAATGGGCTGAAAATGGTTTACTAACTATTGTGGATGAACCAGTTATTAATATCTCTCACATTGTAGATTGGTTTGTAAAAATGCGTGAGATATACGGATTTAACACAATAGTAGCTGATACTTTCCGTCTTGATCTTGTTAAAACAGCACTTGAAGCTGAGGGTTTCATATTGTTATATATTCGTAATCCAAAAGCGATTCATTCTTTATTAGCACCTAGGGTCGAAACGTTATTTGCGAACAATCGTATTATTTTTGGGGATAATCCATTAATGCGTTGGTACACCAACAATGTTTACGTCCACATCAAAAAAGACGGTAACAAAGAATATCTGAAAAAAGATGAATTTAAGCGCAAAACAGATGGATTCCAAGCCTTTATTCATGCATTATGGCAAGCGGATAACATTCTTGTTGATGAATTCGATTTTATGTTAGACGGTATTAAATTCTAATAAAGGGGGTGATAATCATTGGATGGCTGGATGCGGTGTTTAAAAGAAATAGTGAATTAGGATTTATGTTTGATGTGGAAATGTTTATTGAAAAAGCAAATAGAGTACACATGAAGCGATTAGCAATTGATACATGTATATCCTTTTTAGGAAGAACAATTAGCCAGTCCGAATTCAGAGTGAAAAATGGTGAAGAATTCGAAAAAGATGATCTTTATTACAGATTAAATGTTAGACCCAATAAGAATATGACAGCAAGTACCTTTTGGGAGAGTTTCATTTACAAACTTATTTTTGATAATGAAGCGCTAATTGTACAAGCTGATGATGGTGATTTACTTATTGCTGATGGCTTTGAACATAATGAATATGCTGTGTTTGAAGATACTTTTACGAATGTCACAGTAAAAGATTATCAGTTTAAGAGAAGTTTTAAGCAAAGTGAAGTTATTCATTTAAGATATCGGAATGACAAGTTATCACCTCTTATCGATGGTTTGTTTACTGATTATGGTGATTTGTTCGGTAGGATATTAAGTTCTCAAAAGCGCAAAAATCAAATTCGCGGAACAGTTGATATGGACATGCTTGCTGCAAAGAGTAAAGAACATCAAGCGAAGCTTCAAGAATTCATTGATAACATGTACAAAGCGATTGGAGAAAAAGACGTTGCTATCATTCCGCAACAACCAGGTTTTAAGTATGCTGAAACGTCAGGTGGAGCAAATTCTGGACAGAGTGTGGAGGAAATTAATAAAGTAACAAATGGCTTCTTAAATCAAGTAGCAATGGCTTTTGGTATTCCAACTGCTTTGATATATGGTGAAATGGCTGATGTTGAGAAGCAAACGAAAAATTATATGCTTTTCACAGTGAAACCTTTATTAAAAAAGATTTCTGATGAAGCAAACGTTAAATTTTTTGAAAAAGAGGAGTATCTTTTAGGTCAAAAAATTGAAGTTAAAGCTGTTTCTTATCAAAGTATATTTGATCTTGCGACAAGCATCGATAAACTCATTTCTTCAAGTGCATTTACAGGAAATGAAATTCGATTAGAAGTAGGATATGAAGTTTCGGATGATCCAAACTTAAATACACATCATATTACGAAAAACTATACGAAACTAACTGAATCTGAAGGAGGTGAGAATACAAATGACGGTGAAAATTGACGTTAAAGGACCAATTATTTCGAATGATGAAGCTTGGATTTATGATTGGTTTGAAATGGATGCTGCAAGCCCAGGTAAAATCTCAAAAGAACTGATTGATGCCAATGGTGATGATTTAATTGTATCGATTAACAGTCCCGGTGGTTATGTACACGAAGGATCAGAAATTTATACAGCGTTGAAAAGTTATCCTGGTCATGTGGAAGTTCAAATTGTTGGTTTGGCTGCAAGTGCGGCTTCTGTTATTGCGATGGCTGGTGATAAAGTCCGAATTTCACCTACAGCACAAATTATGATTCACAATGCTTCTATGTGGAATGGGGGTGATCATCGTGATATGGAAAAAGCTGCTGAAATGTTGAAAACAACTGATCGAGCAATTGTAAATGCCTATGTCATTAAAAGTGGTAAATCAGAAGAGGAACTACTTCATATGATGGCTGAAGAAACTTGGATGGGTCCACAACAAGCATTAGAAAATAATTTTGTGGATGAAATTATGTTTATGGATAATCAGGTTAAAATGACAGCTTCAGCTTCTACTACTGCCATGCTTCCACAGAAAGTAATCGATGGCTTTAGAAATGGAACCATGAACAAAGGCCAAGGGATTACAAAAGAAGATTTAAATGCAGCATTATCAGGTTTAAAAAATGAAATTCTGAATGATTTACAAACGAATACAAATCTCAAAGAGCCTATTCAAAAGCCTGTTCATACAAAACAGAATTTGAGTACGCTCTTTTTAAATTTAGGAGGAAAATAAAATATGGTTATTAAGTTTAATAATTTCGAAGAGAAAAAACTAGCTTTTGCAAAAGCGACACAGGATGGTACAGCAGAAGAACAATCAGTAGCATTAAACTCCATGATTGAAGCACTTGCTACAGATGTACGAGCAGATATTTTAAATCAAGTGAATGAATCAATGGTAGATCGTTCTATTATGCAATCTCGCGGTGCTAATGTACTAACAAGTGAAGAAATGAAGTTCTTTAATGCTGTTGTTGAAGAGGGTGGTTTTAAATCTACTGAGACTCTACCTAAAACAACACAAGAGAGAATTTTTGATGATTTAGTTCAAGGTCATCCGTTGCTAGAGCATATCGGTTTAGAGAATTTAGGAGCCGTGACAGAATTTATTTATGGAGATTCAGAGGGTGCAGCTGTATGGGGACCGTTATTTGGTGATATTAAAGGACAATTAAATGCTGCATTCCGAAAAGAATCAATTACTCAACTGAAATTAACAGCATTTATTCCATTAGCAAAGGATATGTTGAAGCTTGGTCCAGTATGGGTGGAACGATATGTTCGTACTATGATTACAGAAGCAATGTCAGTAGGTTTAGAACGTGGCTTTGTAGCTGGTACGGGTAAAAATGAACCTATTGGATTATTAAAAGACCCTAGCGGGAGTGTCACGAATGGAGTATATCCAGATAAAAAGGTTGCTGGAACTTTAACTTTTGAGCCTGGTCGCAAAACAATTAATGAATTAAAAGGCGTGGTCAAATTATTGGCTAAAAAATTAAACCCTGATGGTAAAACAGATGCAGATCGACCAAAAAATATTGCTGGTAAAGTAGTTATGGTAACAAATCCATTTGATACTTTTGATATTCAAGCAAATGCTACGATTCAAAATGCGGCAGGTGTATATGTAACGAGCTTACCTTTTAATCCAATCCCAACAGAATCTGTATTTGTACCTCAAGGACAAGTGGTTTTCTTTGTTAAAGGGGAATACATTGCAGCGATGGGTGGAACAGAGCCAATCAAGAAGTATGAAGAAACATTAGCTTTAGAAGATGCAACTGTTTATATTGCTAAACAATATGCTACAGGTAAACCGAAGGATAAATACACTTCACAAGTTTTTACATTAAAGCTTGAAGAAGTAACCCCACCAACACAAGGGTGATGTGAATGAATACAGTAATTTCGAATGAAATATTACAGCAATTCAAAGATAGGATGCACTTAGGGGATGAGGAAGACGACAACCTAAAGCGCATCCTTTCTATGTCTAACAAGGCGTTACTTAGGGTTTGTGGGAATTATGATTTAAATAAAGACGAGGAGTTCAAAGAATTAGTCTTTGAACGTTCTCGTTATGTTTATAACGATGCATTAGAGTATTTTGACAAGAATTTTTTAAGTCAGATTAATAGTTTAGGTATCGATAAAGCATTAGAAGAAATTAAATTGGACGGTGATTAATATGCGTCCTTTTCAGTACAAGAAACCACTGAATACAGGTGATTGTAGAAATCGAATTATCATTGAGCAACCAGAAGTAATACAAGATGATTTGAATCAAGAAGTTGAAACAGGTAATTGGCAAGAAGTAAAAAAAGCATGGGCAATGATAAAAACGGTAAAAGGTTCAGAGTACATTGAAGCTTCGGCTTCACAGTCTACACGAATTTATCGGTTTGTAATTCCTTATACAACAGGAATTACAGAATTAATGCGAATTAAAATGAAGGATCGTATCTTTGACATTATCGAACCGCCAATGAATGATGATGAAATGTATCAAACATTGACTATGATCGCAAAGGAGCATGTTTAATATGAATGATTTTGCGAGCGAACTTGCTAGAGAATTGCAAAGATATGCAAATGTTGTGGAAGAAGAATTGTTGACAGCACAAGAAGAGGTTGCTGATGTTGCTGTAGAAAAATTAAAGCAAGGTAGTCCTAAAAAAACAGGGGCATATCGTAAAGGATGGCGTAAGAAAAAAGAAGATAATGGTGTTGTCGTCCACAATTCACAAGGACAATTAACGCATCTTTTAGAAAATGGACATGCGAAAGTCGGTGGTGGACGTGTTCCGGCTCAAGTGCATATTCGTCCAGTTGAAGAGTATGTAATTAATGAATTGCCAAGACGTATCGAGAGGGCGATTCAAGAATGACATTAGGTGAACTAACAAAAATTCTTGAAGCTACAGGTTATCCTGTGGCTTATTCGCATTTTACAGCAACACCGACTAAACCAGTTCCAACGCCACCTTATATATGTTTCCTTGTGGATGGATCAGCAAATTTAATGGCTGATAACAAGGTTTATCACAAAATAAATGATTTAAATATTGAGCTTTATACAACTAGAAAAGATTTAGTTGCAGAAGCCATAATTGAAAAAGTCCTAGACGATCATGATATTCCTTATGACTCGTATGGGACTTTTATTGAATCTGAGAAATTATTTCAAAAAATATATGAAACGAGGTTGATGTAAATGCCAGAAAACAAGGTATCTTATGGTTTAAAAAATGTTCATTATGTACCATACAACGTAACTGACGGAGTCGTTACATTTAAAACACCAATTCCATTGCCTGGTGCAGTTGAACTAACAAATGAACCACGCGGTGATTTAATTGAATTCTATGCTGACGATATGCTTTATTACTCAGCAGATAATAACCAAGGTTATGAAGGAACATTAAATATCGCACTCCTTCCAGAGCAATTTGCTATTGATGCATTAGGCGAACAATTAGATGAGACAGATGGTGTATTAAATGAGTTAGCTGATGCAAAAGGGAAACCATTCGCGCTGTTATTTGAGTTTGATGGTGATGTGAAGGCAACTCGTCATGTTATGTATAACTGTTCAGCGAGTCGACCTAATATTTCATCAAAATCAAAAACAAATTCAGCTGAACCGAATACAAATGAATTGAAATTTGTTGCGAGCCCATTGATTTTAGCGCCTGGTGGAAGACCAATGGTTAAAACGAAGACAACTGCTAAAACAACCCAAACAATTTACGATAACTGGTACAAAGAAGTGTATATTAAAAAACCAGCAGCACCAAAAGGAGCGTGATAGTAAATGGAAAAGACAATTACAATAGACGGAAAACAAGTTAGATTAAAAAGTACAGCAGCAACCGTTAAACGATATAAAGCGCAATTTAGACGTGATTTATTTGCAGACATGCTCAAATTAGGAGTTATCGCTCCTTCAAATCCTCAAGCGGGTGCTACTATTGATTTAGCAAATGCGGATTTAAGTAAAGTAGATTTTGAGGTTGTATATGATCTAGTTTGGTTATATGCAAAAACAGCAAATCCAGAAATTGCTGAACCGATTACATGGTTAGATGGTTTTGATGAATTCCCTATCTCTGAAATCCTTCCAGAAATTATGGATATGATTCAAAGTACAATGGGCGCAAAAAAAAAATAAAGAAAAGTAATGGAGAGCAAGGCGATTTCAGTGATGAAGAATTAACCACTGATACGTTCCTTGCTCTTTGTTATAAAGCGAAATTAACACATTGGGATTTGGAAATTATGACGATTGGTGATTGTTTTGATTACATTTCTGAATTCGCTGAAATGGAGAATCCAGATAAAGAAAAAGTTAGAAAAGCAAATCAAAAAGACTTCGATTCATTCTAAGAAAGGGGTGAGAAAATGGCAGGAAGAATTAAAGGTATTACGATTGAAATTAATGGTGACACTCAACCGTTACAAAACGCTCTAAAAGATGTTAATAAACAAAGCGATTCTTTAGCTAAAGAACTAAAAGATGTGGAGCGTTTGTTAAAGTTTGATCCTGGTAATGTGGAAGCATTAGCGCAAAAACAACAGTTACTTACACAACAGATTGAGAATACAACGCAAAAGCTAGATAAGTTGAAGGCAGCGGAACAACAAGTACAAGCTCAATTTCAAAACGGTAAAATTTCTGAAGAACAATATCGTGCATTCAGACGTGAAATTGAATTTACAGAAGGATCGCTTAATGGTCTGAAAAATAAACTCGGAAACATGAAAGCTGAACAAGAGAATGTAGCGAGTTCTACAAGGCAATTAGAAACATTGTTTAGAGCTACAGGAAAAAGCGTTGATGATTTTGCAGGAGCATTAGGAAATCGTCTTGTGAATGCAATTCGAAATGGAACAGCTACAAGTCGTCAGTTAGAACAAGCAATTGAAATTATCGGTCGTGAAGCATTAGGAGCAGGAACAGACATTGATAAATTGCAACGAGCTCTTCGATCTGTGGATGCTGGAAATTCAATACGGCAAGTGCAAAATGAATTAAGAGATTTACAACAAGAAGCTGGCAGGACAGAGAAAAAGTTTGAAGGCTTAAAAGTAGGGCTTGAAAATGTCATTGGTGGATTGGCAGCAGGTGGTGGAATTGCAACCGCTATTGAAAAAGCAATGGACATGTCGAAGCTAAAAACAAAAATTGAAATAGGATTTGATGTTCCTGAATCCTCAAAAAAATCAGTAGAGGATGCTGTGAGAGGAATTTCAGCCTATGGATTAGATGCAGAAGAAGCACTTGAGGGTGTAAGAAGACAATGGGCTTTGAATAAAGATGTTAGTGATGAAGCAAATGCTTCTTTCGTAAAGAGTGCAGCTGTTATTTCTAATGCTTATGCTGGTATAGATTTTACTGAATTAATTCAAGAAACGAATGAAATCGGTAATGAATTAGGCATTTCACAAGAAGGCGCTCTTGGTATGGCTGATGCCCTATTAAAAATGGGTTTTCCACCGGAACAATTAGATATTATCGCTGAATATGGTGGTCAGCTGACGCGAGCAGGCTACAACGCTGAAGAGGTCCAAGCGATCATGGCAGCTGGGGTTGAAACAGGTACATGGAATTAGATTATAGTTCCCTTGTATGGTGACATACAATGAAAAACTCCTTTAATTCAGTGAAACTCTCAAATGAGACAATACTGAGCGAAGCCTTTTAATTAAGGAACGTGCAACGACTAGTCGAAAGACGTAGGGTGTAAGCAAATGACACTCGAAACGGGGAGCAACTCAATTAGTTGAAGATATAGTCTAATCTATGCGGTGACGTATAGCAGTTCATAAAAGAACGGGCGTGACGTTGCGAATCACGTTGAATGTAAATGATCGATAATCTCTTAGATGGTTTGAAGGAGGGACGTGTTAAAGCAGCTGAATTCGGTCAAGGTGTCGATAAAGCAATGAAAGAAGCCCTTGAAGGTACACAAATTTCAGCAGAACAAGTTCAAAAATGGGGTCAAGCTGTAGCTAATGGTGGTAAAGAAGGTTCAGCAGCAATGACCGAGATTGCACAAGCTCTATCGAAAGTTGATGATGAAACAAAGCGTAATGAATTAGGCGTTAAATTTTTCGGTAGATGATAAATTGTGCCGAAGTAAAATTGCGGTATAAAGCAAGAAGGGTGAGATTCCTAACTTGAACCGAAGGCTATACGAAGTATAGTCAGGGGCAGAGCATAGAGGGTGAAAAGATATAATCCCTCCACGAGACCGCGACACTTAATAGTGAAAACGTATGCCGAACTTACAGGAAATGAACTGTAAGAAGTAGAGGATAAAAAGCCTTTACGATAACAAAATGACAATGTATGAAGATCAAGGACAAAACATCATTAATACTTTGCTAGGCGCGAAAGAGAAAACAGTTGATTTTGGGAAGCAACAAGATAAACTGAATGATTCTATTAAGAAAATGGATGCAAACCCAGCAGTTAAATTTCAAAAAGCGATGCAGGATTTACAAGTTGCGCTTCAGCCAGTTCTTAGTGTCATAGCGGATGTCATTTCCAAAATAGCTGAATGGGTTTCAAACAATCCAAAGTTAGCAGCCACATTAACGGCTGTTGCAGTGGCTATTGGTATAATCTCAGGTGCAATTATGGCACTTGCTCCTATAGTCATGACTGTCATGAGCTTCTTTGGAGTTGGAGCTTTAGCAGCAGCCGGACTTGTTGCTATTGTTCCTATTATTATTGCAGCTATAGTTGCTTTAGGAATTGCCATTTATAAAAATTGGGACGACATTAAACAATGGACCATTGATGCTTGGAATGCAATTGGAGAGTTCTTAGTAGGAATATGGGACGGTATTGTGCAGTGGGCAAGTGATACCTGGAATAGTATTAGTGAATCTACATCGGAAGTCTGGAATTCAATTAAGGAGTTCTTAATAGGTTTATGGAATGGAATTGTTGAATATCTCACTTCTGTATTGCAAGAAATAGCAACTTTCTTCACTGAAGTATGGACTTCAATATCGACGTTCTTTCAAGAGATCTGGGATGGATTAGTTGCCTTTCTAACTCCTATTTTACAAGGGATTGCTGATTTTTTTTCTATGATTTGGAACGGTATTTCTACAGTGATTCAAACTGTATGGAATTTCATTACTCAATACTTACAAGCAATTTGGACGGCTATTTTGTATTTTGCAACGCCAATTTTTGAATCGATAAAGAACTTTATTGGTTCTGTGTGGAATGCTATTAGTTCAGTGGCAACAACGGTGTGGAATGCTATAGTTTCTTTTCTTCAGAGTTGTTGGAATGGTATTGTTTCGGTTGCAACTTCTGTCTTTGAAACACTTAAAAATTGGATTGTGAATGTATGGAATGTTATTAGTTCCACCACAATGACGGTGTGGAATGCAGTAAAAGGATTTTTACAATCTTGCTGGAACACGCTAGTTTCTATAGTCACGCCGATTTTCCAATCAATCAAAGATTGGATCGTAAATACATGGAATACAATTAGTTCCACTACAAGCGCAGTATGGAATACAATTAAAAGTTATCTTTCTAGCTTATGGAATTCAATTGTTTCCACAGCTAGTTCAATTTTTAATAGCATTAAATCAGCCATTTCGACTGTTTGGAATATGATTAGTAGTACAAGCAGCAGCGTGTGGAATGGTATTAAATCTACGCTTTCAAATATTTGGGAAGGTATTAAGTCGACCGCATCTTCTGTATGGAATGGATTAAAAGATGCCATTATGACTCCTGTAAGATGGGTAACAAACGCTGTTAGTGGGGCATTTGAAGGAATGAAGTCAGCAGTATTAGGCGTGTGGGATGGAATTAAGAGTGGTATTCGTACAGCTATCAACGGAATCATTCGTATTATTAATAAATTCATAGATGGCTTTAATACACCAGCAGAATTGTTAAATGAAATTCCAGGAGTAAGTGCTCCAACTATTCCACATGTACCAATGCTTGCTAAAGGCGGAAAACCTGTAGGTGATGGTTCATTTATCACAGGAGAAGCCGGACCAGAGTTATTTACGAAGAAGGGTAATTCAATCACAGTTACACCTTTATCATCGAAAGAAAAATCACTCGGTATTACTGGAACTATGAATCAATTAATGGGTGATATGAGCCGTATGATGGCTACTTCTATGAATCAGCTATCCGGATTAAAGTCTGTCATGAGTGGTGTGTATGGAAGTATGTCAAACAGTAGACAAGCCATGACAAACAGTGTATCGAATCAAGTGGTTAATAATTCTTTGGGATCATCTGGAAGCGGAGTAATTCCAATGCTTGGTGGCGATTTAGTTGTGGAGGTTCCTGTTGTTTTAGAAGGACGAGATGTGGCACGTGGTACTTATCGATATACAACTGAGTATCAAGAAAGAGAAGAAAAGAGAAACTCAGACTTTTAGGTTTGGGTTTCTTTTATTTTATAAAGAAATGAGGTGTCAAAATGAGCTCTTTCAAATTTAACAATGAACGTAAAAAGTATATCCAAATTGCAAAAGATTGGAAAAGACCAACTTGGGCACCATTGAAACGTAATTTTCTAAGTACTCCAGGGTATCCAGGGGCAAGATTATTAAATACACAAACAGAAATGCGTGTTTTATCAATTCCTGTAGGGATCATAGTTCCTGAACACGCTGATTTAGAAATGTTAAAAGAAGAAATTGCAAGTTGGTTAATAACGGATCAACCAGCAGAGCTTATTTTTGATGTAGAACCAAATAGAACATATTTAGCGGTTGTGGATGATAGTTTCGATTTAGATGAATTTGTAACACTTGGAATAGGAACTCTTACGTTCATTTGCCCAATGCCATATAAATTAGGACCCACTCAAACAGTCGATTTTCAAACAGGTACGCTAGGGTTAACCGCAAATGTTCAAAACAAAGGAACTGTTCATTCTAATCCTATTATTGAGATTGACATAAAAAAACCAAACACTTTTTTAGATGTATGGTTTGGTGGGGTATCTTTAAGTGATCGAGATTATTTTCGTATCGGTATGCCACTAAAAACTGTGGAAAAGCCTGTAGAAAGGAATCAACGTATCGTATGGGATGAAATGGCTACTACGGTCGGATGGAGTAAAGTCAGCGCAATGGAAGATGGTGAGCCAGTTGGCGAAATGAAATCAGATAAATATCAATTTTATTGTTCTGATTTTGGTACTGGAACAGGTAAAGGATGGCATGGTGCAGCTGTTAAAAAGAGTATACCTGGTGGTCCAGTACAAGATTTTATTATGCAAGCTTATGTTACTTGTAAGAGTAAGAAAATCAATGAAATGGGACGAGTTGAGATAGCTATACTCGATGAAAATAGTAAGGTACTCTCAAAAATTGCTATGAATGATCTCTATTGGCAAGCTGAACAAAATTTTGGAACGATGGTTATTGGATACGATAACAAGCCAGGGAAAACAGGATTGATTTATGAGAGTGGTGATTATCCAAATACATGGAATCAATATTTCGGTCGATTGTGGATAGCTAGAACAGGAAATGTATGGGAAGCGTATATTTCAAAATTTCTTCCTGGGACAGAAAAAGATGATTCAGAGCGTTTTGCACGGTGGACTGATGAAAATAACTATCACATGGAAAAAGCAGCTCAAATACAGATTAGCATCATGCAATGGCAGGATGTACCGCCAGTAGAAGCGATGTCAGTTAATGATTTAAAGTTTTGGAAAGTGAATTTAAATACGAAAAACACACCGCCTTATATAGTAGATGTTGGAGATAAAGTCGTAATTGATACAGAAAATAGTCATGTAACGATTGAGGGGAAGGATGCAATTAATTTGAAGGATATTTTTAGTAATTTCCCTGTCATTAATAAAGGTATGAATACACTAGAAATTATGCCTTCTGATATCGGAATAGCAAAGGTTACATATAGGGAGCGATTTAGATGAGAACACCAAGTGGAGTCTTGCATGTTATTGATTTTAAAACGAGTCAAATCGTTTCAGCTATACAACCAAAAGATTATTGGGATGATAAACGTCATTGGGAAATCAAGAATAATATCGATACTTTAGAGTTTAAAGTATTTGATAACACGACATATGCAGCAACACTTATGCAACAAAACTTAGTGTTAAAAGAAGTAAGGGATGGGCGTATTGTTCCGTATGTAATCACTGAAGTAGAAAAAGACCCTAACGATAGATCCGTCATTACTTATGCATCAGGTGCATGGATTAATCTTGCTAAAGATGACTATATTCGTCCACAGAAATTTGAAGGTAAGACAGTAAATGAATTTATGGATATTGCTCTTATAGGGACAAAATGGAAGCGCGGTAAAACGGAGTATGCTGGATTTCATTCTATGACTATTGATGAATTTATAGATCCATTGAGTTTCTTAAAGAAGATTGCTTCCCTATTTGAACTAGAAATTATATACCGTGTTGAGGTGGTTGGTTCTCAAATTGCAGGTTGGTATGTAGACATGGTGAAAAAAAGAGGAAGAGAAACAGGGAAGGAAGTCACATTAGGTAAAGATTTAGTTGGAATCAAACGTATTGAGAACTCACAAAACATTTGTACAGCTTTAATCGGCTTTATCAAAAAAGAAGGTGGGGAAGTTCTCACTATTGCAGATATAAACAAAGGTATGCCCTATATTGTAGATAACGATGCCTTTCAACGTTGGAACGAAAAAGGGAAACATAAATTTGGATTTTACACACCAGAAACAGAACAAGATATAACACCAGAACGTTTATTGACTCTTATGAAAACAGAGTTAGCAAAACGTGTGAATACCTCTATTTCTTATGATGTTCAAGCACAAAGTATAGGTCGTGTATTTGGACTAGCTCACGAGTTAATCAATGAAGGAGATACAATCCGAATTAAAGATGTTGGATTTACACCTAAGCTTTATTTAGAAGCAAGGGCAATCGTTGGTGATGAATCACATACTGATCCTTCGCAAGATAAATATTCATTTGGTGATTATCGTGAAATTACTGATCCAAATGAAGAACTACGAAAGATATACAATCGTATTCTTAGTTCACTAGGAAGTAAGCAAGAATTGATAGATCAATTAGATAAATTAGTGAAAGATGCAAATGAAACAGCTAGTAATGCTAAGAAAGAATCCGAAGCAGCGAAAACATTGGCTGAAAAGGTTCAAGAGAATCTTAAAAATAACACGGTAGACATCATTGAAGCTAAGAATCCACCGACAACAGGACTTAAACCTTATAAAACACTTTGGCGTGATATTAGTAATGGAAAGCCTGGTATTTTGAAAATATGGACAGGCGCAGCTTGGGAATCGGTTGTACCTGATGTTGAATCTGTTAAGAAAGAAACACTTGAGCAGGTGAATAAAGATATTGAGTCCGCCAAAACGGAGTTAAATCAAAAGGTTCAAAGTGTGGAAGGTAAAGCGCAAGAGATAGCTGGACAAATAGTGGATGTTCAAAAGCAAGTTAATGGTAAAGTGGACCAGACCTGGATTGATACTCAGCTGAAAGATAAGGCCGATAAATCAGGTGTTTATACGAAAGATGAGATTAAAGATGGTTTCATAGGTAAACAAATTTACGAAACTGATAAACAAGGGAACGTACAGAAATTCAAGGACATTAACACATCTATGAGTCAAACAACTGAGGCTCTTACACAGAAAGCAGAGAAGTCCGAATTAAAGAAAACGAATGAAGGCTTGTCACAATTGGAGCAGAAGACAAACGAGATTAAGACAACAGCTGAGGGGACGAAACAGACTCTTACAGAACTTAAAACGCAAGTAGATAATACAGTTATTGGTGTTCGTAATTATGTTTTGACCGGAGATCGAGAGTTTATATATACAAATACAAATGAAACCGATAATAAAGGTGATGCACTTGATATTTCTAAAGATGCATACAATGACTTTAGAGGAAAGCAAGTCTATTTAAGTTTTGACGCTGAAACAATTAACCTTAAACATGGAACAGCCAGTAATAATAGTGTTGGAATTGAATTAAGAGTTGAATATGCTGATGGAAAAACATCGTGGTTTGAAGCGTGTTATGGGAAAATTGTTCCAGAAGGGACGAATAGATATAAGAGATATGGAAGAGTATCTCAAATAATAGAAGATAAAGAAATCAAATTTATAAGGTTACAAATCTTTTTGCGTTCAGCTTCAGGTACTGTAAAAATGAAGAACTTCCAAGTCGAAGCAGGTAATAAGCCATCATCGTTTAAATTAGCCAATGAAGATCAAGTTACAGGAACAGACTTTACTAAAAAAACAGTGGAGATTGAAAACAGCATTAAAGGTGTAAATACTACTGTTAGCAATATCCAGAGTGAGCAAGGAAAGCTTACGGAACGTGTAACGAAATCAGAGCAAACCGCAGATGGATTTAAAACTTCTATTGAATCGTTAACAAAAAAAGATACTGAAATCAGTAATAAATTAAATACAGTCGAACAAACCGTAGAAGGCACAAAAAAGACGATTTCTGATGTACAACAAACAACAAGTGAGCTTAAGAAAACAACAACTGAAATTAAAGAAGAAGCCGGAAAAATCAGTGAGAAGCTAACGAGTGTAGAGACCAAAGTCAATAACACTAAAATAGGTGGACGAAATGTTGTTCTTGGTACATCAATCCCAGCTAGTTTAATTGGTAATAATACAGCGAATCAAACTTTAAGTATTTATAATTTTGCAGGTGGGGATTCTAGTTCAATTCTAAATAAGGAAATTTGTGTTTCCTTTGATTGGAAAGTTGAAGGTACAACGACACCATCGGGTACTATGTATATGCAAGGGAGTAATCCTTATCCCCTTATTGCATCCAAAATTACATTTTCTCCTCAAAACTTAAGCGGTAAATATTTGGGTGTAATCACGATTAGTGATAGTGCTTTTAAGGCTGTAAATATGAGATTAGATAATTTCACAACTGGAGCAAAAATTATCATTTCTAATTTTCAAATTGAAATAGGTAATAAAGCTACCGGATGGACACTAGCTCCAGAAGATCAAGTGACAACCGATGAATTCACCAAAAAAACAACCGAGATTGAAAAAAGTGTAGATGGTGTAAAATCTACTGTAACTAAGGTGCAGGATAGCCAAGCCGGATTCGAAAAGCGCATGACTACAGTAGAACAAACAGCAACTGGATTATCTTCCACAGTGAGCAATTTAAATAATGTAGTATCAGATCAAGGGAAAAAGCTTACTGATGCAAATACAAAACTCGAACAACAGGCAACAGCAATCGGTGCAAAAGTTGAGCTTAAACAAGTAGAAGATTATGTTGCTGGATTTAAGATACCTGAGTTGAAGCAAACAGTCGATAAAAATAAACAAGATTTATTGGGCGAACTAGCTAACAAACTTGCAACTGAGCAATTTAATCAAAAAATGACTTTGATTGATAACCGCTTTATTATCAATGAACAGGGTATAAATGCTTCAGCCAAAAAGACAGAGGTATATACAAAAGAGCAAGCTAATGGGCAATTTGCCACATCATCTTATGTAAGGGATATGGAAACCCGTCTTCAGTTAACTGAAAAGGGCGTAAGTATATCTGTAAAAGAAAATGATGTAATCGCAGCATTCAATATGAGTAAAGAAAACATTACTTTGAATGCGAACAGAATTAACTTAGTAGGTTTTATTACAGCAAATCATATTAAAGGAAAAGTTTTAGAAGGGGTAACGCTTAAAACAAGTGGAAACAGATTTGTTGAAATAAATAAGCAAGACATGAAGATTTTCGATTTAGATAAGCCACGTGGCTATATAGGATTTATGGAAACAGATGATGGAAGTATTCAACCTTCATTAGTCCTTGGTTCTGATAATAGAAAATACGCTGGTACAGGATCATTTTATATTTATCAAGTCATGCCGCGAATTAATGGAGTTGATCAACCTTCTAAAGCATATGCAAAATTTGGGATTTCTAAAGGAGAAAATGCAGAAGGAACTAATATTTGGTCAAACTATATTCAAATGCATAATGACGGTGGACATCTGAGCGTATATTCAGATGGACAATTTCGTTTTAAAAACTTAAATGATATTATTTTTGAATCTGAAGGATGGGCTCCAGGATATGGTTACTTCTTTGTGACCACAACGGAACCGCATATTTTTAACAATAACCGGGGACAGTTTACGTTTAAAAGGAAAGGCAGTGACTACAATATATCTTTCATCAATGGTGCCACTGATCATGATTTAATCATGGGTAATGCAATGATAAGATCAAGTTTTGTACAAGGTTATAACAACGGATTACAGATTAAAGATATGATGGGCCAAGGGTGGAAAGATATAGAATTAAGAACGCTACGAGCGCAAGAAAATGTAAATGCCAATGGTCAAATGTGGGCGAAAGCATTTAATCCTACATCAGCTAGGAATATGAAAGAAAACATAAAAGATATCCCTTTCTCAGCTCTTGATAAAATCATGAGTTTAGCTATCAAACAGTACAACTTCAAGGACGACATGTATAATCTGTATCAAATGCGTGTGAACAAGCCGGAAGAACAAACAGAACCATATACAACAAAAGAAATTGAAACGTATTTCGGTATGATTGCAGATGATACGGAAGATATATTTACAGATAAAGAGAAACGGGCCATTAATTTATATAATACTGTTTCAATCTTTATTGCAGCTTTCCAACAGCAGTATCATCAATTTAACGAAGAGTTAACTACTGTTAAAGGTGAGAATAAACAACTAAAAGAGCAAGTTACGAAACTAACAAACGATGTGTCCACATTAACAGAATTAGTACAAAAATTAATAGACGGGAAACCAGAGCAGCCATAAGCTGGTCTTTTTTTATTATCTAAAAAAGGAGAGGAAAAGATGGATCGTATTGATGTATTATTAAAAACCTTTATTGCCACTTTTGGTGGCTTCTGTGGGTATTTCTTGGGAGGATGGGATGCAACATTGAAAGTTCTAGTAATCATGGTAGCTATCGACTATATCACAGGAGTAGTCGCAGCAGGATACAACGGAGAGCTAAAAAGTAAAGTTGGTTTCAAAGGCATCGCCAAAAAGGTGGTGCTTTTTCTTTTGGTTGGAGTGGCGACCCAGCTAGATGTGGCACTTGGAAGCAATAGTGCTATTCGAGAAGCAACAATTTTCTTCTTCATGGGTAATGAATTACTTTCACTTTTAGAAAATGCTGGTCGAATGGGTATTCCGTTGCCGCAAGCTTTAACAAATGCAGTTGAAATTTTAGGTAGTAAACAAAAACAAGAAGAGAAAAAGGGAGATGTTCAATAATGGAAATCAGAAAAAAATTAGTTGATCCAAGTAAATATGGTACAAAGTGTCCGTATACAATGAATCCAGAATTTATCACAGTTCATAATACGTATAATGATGCTACAGCAGAAAATGAAGTATCTTATATGATTCGTAACGATAACCAAGTATCGTTTCATATTGCGGTAGACGATAAAGAAGCTGTACAAGGAATTCCTTTAGAGCGTAATGCTTGGCATTGCGGTGATGGTGGTGGTAACGGAAATCGTAAGTCTATTGGAGTTGAAATCTGTTACTCTTTAAGTGGTGGAGATCGATATTATAAAGCAGAAGATAATGCAGCTATCGTTGTAGCTCAACTCATGAAACAGTACAATATTCCAATTAGTAAAGTTCGCACACACCAATCATGGAGTGGAAAGTATTGTCCTCATCGTATGCTAGCGGAAGGACGTTGGAATAGTTTTTTTGAAAGAGTCCAAAATGCATATAACGGAAGTAATAATCCGGTAATGCAAAAACCTACTCCACCTTCAACTGATGGTACAAATGTTGCTTATATTAATGGCGATAATGTGAATTTACGAAAAGGACCTGGAACTGGATATGCAGTTATTCGTAAGTTAGGTAAAGGGGAATGCTACCAAGTATGGGGTGAGTCAAATGGGTGGTTAAATTTGGGTGGCGATCAGTGGGTATATAATGATTCATCATACATTCGTTATACAGGAGAAAATGCACCAGCACCTTCTAAATCTTCAAATGATGGCATCGGTGTAGTAATTATTACTGCTGATGTGTTACGCGTTCGTACTGGTCCAGGAACTAACTATGGCGTCGTGAAAAATGTGTACCAAGGTGAGAAATATCAAGCGTGGGGATATAGTGACGGTTGGTATAATGTTGGCGGCGATCAATGGATTTCTGGTGAATATGTGAAGTTTGAAAAGTAAAACATACTATGTAACAGCAAATGAAGCTTATGTGTATGTAAAGTAATTAAAAAGCTGAAAATAATTAGTCAGCTTTTTAATTACTATAATCTAGTATCTATCTAAAAATATTAATTTTCTGAATTTTCAATAAAAATGATTAGATTATACCAACTTAATGATAATGATTAAAGAGACTACTATAGAACCCGAACATTAATAGAAGAAAGACATATACAGGTATTATGAGTTTGAAAATTTTATAAACTCTAAAATCTTATAAAAAGAGGAGCATAAAATATGAGCGAACAATGTCCAATTAATGTACCATGTCAGGTAGCAGGGCAAACCCAAACACCATTAAGTGATGAGACTGCAACACCAATTGTTACTCCAGGAGCACCCATTGTAAAGATTCCAGTTGTATTAGCTGAAAGAACGCTTCAAATTGTTGTAGAGTCCGATATTTCATTAGAGCCTCCAGCAGTTGAAATTAAACGCATATTAAAAAACGTATTTTTAACACAATGTAAGTTAGTGCCTGTAGCATTTGTACCAGTACCAGGTACACCTTACCGACGAGTTACAAGAGCAAAATTATTTGTACAAGGCTATATTCGTAAAAATATTGAATATGCAAATAACGAGTGTAATGGAGTTCTATATGATCGTATTGCAAATGTTCCATTTTCTGGTTTTGCAG